AGAAGATACTCAAAGTTTCATTGCCACAGGGGCGCGGTGCAGCGTTAAGCCGTGGTGCGGGCTGACGGGTTCAAAGTGGTTGATAGGTGGTTGATTGCTTAATGATTACGGGGTGTTAGGGCCCCCATGGCCCCCTCTGGGTTTTGTCCGCAAAGGACAGACGCTGGCCCACGAAAGCAAGTATCGTGCCAAGTCACAAGGCCGGGACACTGCACAGATGAGCAGTGCTGTACGTATGGCTAGTGCTGTACAGACTAGCAGTGCTGTACGTATGAGTAGTGGTGTACGTATGGTCAGTACTGAACGGGTGATCAGTGGGGGTGGTGGTCCCCTCCCCCGTAGGGGGAGGGTAAGTGAGTTTGGGGAAGTCGAGGCGAGGGGGTT